TACAGTAGTAGATGCTGCTAATAAATTGATGAAGAATGAGGAATCTGGTATTATCAAGAGAAACGAATTAGTTAGAAAAATCAATAATATGAACAAGTTTCAACCTGGCACTATTAGAGCAGGAGTTGACCATTGGTTTCAATCTCTAATTAAAGAAGGTAAGTTAGAAAGAATTGATAAAGGAATCTATAAAATTTTATAATCATGAAGAAAATCAAATTATACATTCAGGTCATAAAACCTGGGAAATCTTTTTCTGCGATTTGTGCAAATAAGATAAAAGAACTTGTACCATATCTTCCAGATGAGGAAATATTACAGACACATCTTGTAATCGAAAAATTGCAATTACAAAAAGATGAAAAGTATAAACCCAAACCTCTATATCTTTATATAGAAAGAAGTATTTTTAACGAAATAATCAATAAGATACAATCAAAGGATAAAGATGCATCAACGGACAATATACCATTGATGTTTCAAGTCCCTTCTATCCCTGTTTGTATACTTTTCCCTGCAGATGCAGAAGAAATTCGTGAAAAATCAAATGAATAAAAATGAGTAATGAACGTATAGATAGTCGAGATATAATCTCAGACTATATATTCTACAGTAAGTATTCGAGAGTAAAGCCTGATGGTAAGAAAGAGACATGGCCGGAATCTGTCAGTCGAGTTATGGAAATGCATTATGAGTTTTTCAATGGAAAAATCAAAGATGAAAATAAAGATGCTTTCAATAAAGTATTTCAAGAGGCTTGGTCAGCGTATTATAATCAAGAAGTACTTGGCTCTCAAAGGTCTTTACAATATGGTGGTCCTCAATTGTTGAAAAATAACTTCAGGTCTTTCAATTGTTCTGGAAGTTACTGTAATAGAATCGAATTTTTCCAAGAATTGATGGAGCTTTTGTTGTCTGGTTCAGGTGTTGGTTACTCGATTCAAAAAGTACATATTAAACAATTACCTATTGTTAAAGGAATCGATAATTCTAAAGTTAGTACAGTCATAGAAGATTCGATTGAAGGTTGGGCTTTATCTACTGGTCTATTGATTGAATCATATTATAAAGGATTGAGTGATATCGAATTCGATTATTCACATATTAGACCAGAAGGTGCTTTTGTAAGTGGTGGATTCAAAGCACCTGGGCCAGAACCATTGAAAGTTTGCCATGATAAATTGCGTAAGATTCTAAGTAAGGCAAAGGGCAGGAAGCTAAGACCTTTTGAACTTCATCTTATGTCGTGTATTATTGCTGATGCTGTAATAAGTGGTGGTATAAGAAGGAGTGCAATGATTTCTATTTTTGATATTGATGATGAAGAAATGTTGCAATGTAAGACTGGAGATTGGTTCTTAGCCCATCCGGAATTGTGTAGATGTAATAATTCTGTAGCAATCTACGAAGACACTCCTAAAGAAAAGTACGACAAGATATTTGAATATATCAAACAATATGGAGAACCAGGATTATTATTCATGCCTGACACTGAAGCAGTCATAAATCCTTGTGCAGAAGCATTGTTATATCCAACTTATACAAATCCTGATGGTAGTAAAGAATATGGTTTTAGTTTTTGTAACCTTTGTGAAATTAATGGAAAGAAAGTCAAAACCGAAGAAGACTTCTATAAAGCATGTCGTGCAGCAGCTATATTAGGTACATTTCAAGCAGCTTACACTGAAAATCTACCGTTACTTTCAGAAGCTACACGTAAGATAATGAAGCGTGATGCGTTACTTGGTGTTGGTATCACTGGCATGGCAGATAATCCTAATATTCTTTTTAATGAAAGAATACAAAGAAAAGGTGCAAGAATCGTAAAAGAAGTGAATAAAGAAGTTGCTGCGATTATTGGAATAAATGCTGCAGCAAGAACGACCGTAATCAAACCTTCAGGAAACGCGTCACAATTGCTTGGATGCGGCTCTGGTATTCATGCTTATCATTTTCGTAAGTATATTCGTAATATTCAAGCGAATAACAATGAGCAGGCATTGAAAGAAGTTATTAAATTGAATCCAGATATTGCAAATCCTTCATTTTGGAACAAGAAAGGCGAAACTGTATTATCTTTCCCTATTGAACTCGATGATGAAACAATGGTTCGTACAGATTTCAGTACTCTTGATTTTCTTTATAGAATTTATACTACTGAGAAAGGTTGGATTATGGAAGGTACTAATACAGAGCATCCATCTTCAATAGCTAAACCTAAATATCATCATAATGTAAGTTGTACAGTTTCAGTCAAAGAAGATGAGTGGAGTGAAATTGCAGATTGGATATGGGAGCATAAAGATGGATTCTGTGGATTGAGTTTTCTACCTGAAACTGGTGACCTCGATTATCCACAAGCTCCTTATACTTCTTATCTTGATGAAAAAGAGCTTGCTGATACATATGGACAAGGTGCAATTCTTTCTTCAGGTCTTATTGTAGATGGATTACAAGTTTTTGGTGATATATGGACAGCTTGTAATGCAGCGACTGGTAAAGCTAATGACTTGTTGGTCTATACTGACGATTATCTACTTTCATTCATCAAAAAACACATTAAAGATGGTAAACTTCTTGTGACTATAGATGGATTGTGTATCAGTGACGTCAATGCAATTTCTTCCTATCTGCAACACAAGATTGAAATGAGGAATGATTGGGTCCGTAGATTCAAGAAGTTCTCTAAGAATTATTTTGAGGGTGATGATGAAAAATGCTCGCGTTGCTTAAAACATGTGAATATATTCCATCAATGGCAGAAGATTAAAAATCAAAAACCAATTGACTGGGAGAATGTTGAATGGGAACAAGAATATAAGAATGTAGGTGAGAATGTAGCGACTGCTTGTGCAGGTGGTTCATGTGAATTGAGATAAATCCATTAAGGCTAATTTGTGTACTAAAACGCTGGTGAACGCACAAATTAGCCTTATCTTTAAATAAGAAAATGAAGTATGGACGAACAATTAAAATCATTTATCTATCATAAAAATGGTTGGACTGATAAAGTTTCTCCTGAGGTAATAAAACAAGCCTCAAGAAACAAAAACATTAATGGTGAAAAGATTATGAGACTTTTTCTTGACGGTAAATGCATCTATAGAGGTCCAGTTCAATTTTGTCAGAAGAAAAAGAAAGATTACTGTTTAGTTTATGGTATTGCAGATAAAGAAACAATTAAAAGACGTTTTAAAATAACTTATTAGATTATGAACAAATTACAAACATCTATTGGAATTCGTTTTGAAGTAGAAGGATTTCATAATTATCCTGATGCATCAAAAAATCATGGTGAGTTGGTAAAGTTCTTAGAACAATCTCACAGACATATCTTTAAATTCAATTGTAAAAAACGGGTTAATCACGATAATCGTGATGAAGAGTTTATATTGCTAAGGAGAAAAGTAAAACAATATATAAACCGAAAATTCCCAGTATTTGAATCAGGTTGCGAATGCTATGATTTTGGCTCCATGTCATGCGAAATGATTGCAAAAGATATCTTGAAGCAATTTGATTTTGACTCAGTCGAGGTCAGTGAAGATGGTGAAAATTATGCTATAGTTGAGAAAGTGGAAGTGAAAGATGACTCTACTGAAGAAAAACCTAAAAACTTCAATGAAGCATTTAAAAAGCTAATAGTAGAACTCCCTAAGATTGAGTTTGTAGTAGGTGAAGCTTTCTCAGGTAAGACCACATATGTGAATAAAGTGAAGCAAAAGAATGATGGTGTTATTGAAGTTGGTGATATAGTTCGTAAATTGACCTATTCTGAAATGAGGACATTCGACTCAGGTCTCAGTGAGGTACTTTGTGAAAGAATATGCTCAAAGATTTTATTTGAATGGAACTTGAAATCTATTAACAAGATATATATTGTAGGTTGTAGACAAAAAAGTCTATTCAATAAGATTATAGAGACATTAGTTCAAAATTCTTCTAAAGTTGACTTTACAGTTACTGTATTGTCTGTGAAAGAAGAGACAAGAAGAGAACGTTTTGAGAAAGTATCAAACGAAATAAAGAATGAACAATATTCTTTTGAGGAGATTGAAAAAGGTGATGCTGAAATAGGTCTTAAAGACTTTATTATTCATCTTGTAACAGCACCAGAATTAAAAGATAAAGTAGAAATTAAATTTAATTAAAAGACTATGAAAATATTTGTTACTCCTCCTATGAATCATTTGGAATTGAGTGAATTAGGAGATAAGAACTTCTATATACTTGGACAACTTTACAAAAGAGATGAAAAGTATCGTGAATATACGAAGAATGCCGTTAAACAAGGTCGTTTCACTATACTTGACTCAGGTGTGGGAGATGAAGGTGAAATATTGACCAATAAAGAACTATTCAAATTGACACTCGAAATCCAACCCAATGAAGTGATACCTCTCGATGTCCTTTACAATAAAGAAGAGACGTTGAACAACTTCAATCAATTTCTCGAATGGATGAAAGATGCAAGAAGAAAAGGTTCCCTCTATAAGAGAACCAATATTCTTGCATGTCCACAAGGTGATACTTATGAAGATTGGATAGAATGTTACAAGTATTTCTTGCATAACGATTTTGTTTCTTGTATTGGTATGAGTAAGAAAGCAATTCCTCACATTATGAAGAATCCGGACATTGCAGAAGCAAGAACCTTATTGGTTGCAAAACTCGAAGAGCAAGACCTGCTACGTAAACCATTGCATTTCTTAGGACAAGGAAATCCAATAGAATTCAGGTGTTATAACACTAATCATCATGCAATAAGGTCAACTGATAGTTGTTATCCTATCTTGTCAGCACTGCATGGTGTAGAAATTGAGAAGGAAGGTGTATTCAAAAGAATACCTACACCTCCAGATTACTTTGAGAAAGAGGTGAAAGAAGAAGATATCGAACTAATTAAGAAGAATGTTGACTATTTAAGAAGATGTTGCACAAGTACTTTGAAATAACAATTTCTTATTGGGCAGAAGATGAAAATTCTGCAAGTAGGAGAATGAAAAAGTGTCAGAATGTGATTGCTTGTTCAGCAATTAATTATACTGATGCAGAAGCAATTGCTACTAAGTGGGGCAATGAGAATATCGATGTTGAGTTTGATATTAGTCCTATCAAAGAAATGAATATTTCTGGTATTCATTCAGGAAAAGGATTATGGTTCTTATGTAAAGGATTATGGTTCGAGACTGATATGAGAGGTAAAGTGAAAGAAAATAAGATACAATATCTCATACAATCTGAAAGTTCTACGAAAGCAAGTGAAATGATGAGTAAGATTCTAAATCAAGATTTTTTCAGCGAGACACGTGTTGTTGATATTAAAGAAACTAAGATTGAAGAGTTTATTACGTGTTAGCCATGTTTGTATATTAGAGTTTTGAAGGGGCTTTGTTGTGAAACAAGGTCCTTTCTTAATATATATTAATTTGATACACAATTTGGACATAAACTTTTGGTATCTCATAGAAAAGTAGTATCTTTAGACATCCAAAAGAATAATGATTAAATACGAGAAAATATGAAATCAAAAATCAGTACATTTATTATCGAGTGTCTTAGGACAGATGTGATAGACAATCTCGATACATTATTGTGGGAATACGGTAAATTCATGAAAGGAGTTTATGAGATAATTCCTAATTCTAATCTCATAGTATTGACTGTTAATAGTCTCACATCAGGTTTTCAATTGAATTTAAATGAGATTGAAAGTCACTTAGCAAATTCAGGTAGAGTCATCAAAACATTAATATTGTAATAATTATGGAAAACGAAGTAAAGACTAAAGTGTGTAAGAAGTGTGGTTAAGAATTACCATTAGACCAATTTTATACTTCTGTAAATTGTAAGGATGGACATCTTAATGTATGCAAAAAATGTAAAAATTCACATGATAAATTACGAAATCAAATTAAAAAAGAATCACAATCAGGTATTCATAAAGTTTTTGTAAATCCTGATTTGGCAAAATTTACTCCAAGACAACTTATTGAAGAGTTACGTGGCAGAGGATATACAGGTGAATTAAAATATGTCCAAGTCATTAAAATTTAATTGAAAATTGTTGGACCGCGTGGTCCAAAGGTGTATCTTTAAGCATTCAAAAAAAAAGAAATATTATGAGAAGAAAGACGAATATTAATGATTTTAGATTCGAATTAGCAGGTTATGGACTCTATAGAGTAATATACGTAAGTCCAGCAACTGGAGGACAATGGTCAACAATGATTAACGATATGACATTGATTGATGCTACTAAAAACGCAGATGAACCGAAGCAGAAAGATTTGGAAAATTTGAAACGACTCTGTAAAAACAGTTAATGATTATGGATAGAAAGATACTCGAAAAAGCTAAGAAACTTCAAGCTCTTGTAGAAAGAGGTGAGATGGGTGAAGCATTAGCAGCTAAAAGAGCTTTAGATGCATTATGTTTGGCTAATGGATTGGATGTCGAAACTCTATTTAATGAAAAGAAAGAAAGGAAATATTTCAAATTGCCATATTATAATGAATACGCTCGGAAACTTCTATTTCAATGTTTACATAAAGTTTTAAATGTAGGTTCTTTCGAGTATCGTTCTAATAAATATAAAACTGTTGTTTCTATTGAACTCACTGATGCTGAATATATTGAAACTAAAGAAATGTATGAATTCTATTTTAAACAATGGAAGAAAGAGGTTAAGTCGATGATGAACGATTTATACGAAGCATTTCTGAATAAATACGATATTTTTAGTGAAGATGCAGAATCAGATGATACAGAAATGACTCCTGAAAAATGGGAGAAGATTCTTCGAATAATGCGGATGAGTGAGCAGCTTGAAGATGTCTCCTTTTTAAAAGGAATCGAGTAACTTCAAATCATTTAATTGATAACAAAATTGTATTTTTATCAAATAAGGAAAACTGTTTCAAGTTGTTTATTTTGTTCAACCCAACTTATTTGTTAATTTACTGCAAACTTGAACAGTTTTCCTTTTAAACAATTATAAACGATGGCAAAATCAAAGAATCAAAACTTTGGAGTAGGAGATAGAGTGAAAATCCTACATTGTTCAAATTTGATGTTAGTAGGTAAAGTGAGTAAAATAGCAAGTATATGTGGAACTGGAAGTACGAAGTATTATCATCTTGAGATAGATGGCGAATTAAGGACATTCCTTTCACAGAATCTTCAACTTGTTGAAAAGTATAATAATAATCCTAAAAAGTGAAGTGTTATGACGGAAAAGATTATTAAAAAAGAGAATATAGAATACAAGTTGATATGCAACTTGTTTACAGAATGGAACCGTCCGGCAAAGTATAAATTCAAGTTACAGCAAAGAGAGCAAGGAAAAAGAAAATGGAAGGATTTAAAAGGAGAGGAATGTAGAGTATATACAGAGAAAGATATTGTTTTGAAATATGTAAGTAAAGAAGATGTTTTGGAGCTTGCTTTTGAAGAGTATAAGAAGTATAGCCCTTCTAATAGCAATATGTTTTAATGAGAAAGGAGATTGAAAATATGAAAGGAAATATATTTGACAAAATAAGAAAAGCATCTAATAAATACATAAAGTATATGATTGCTTGTGACTGTGTAGCCAAAGAAGCACAAAACATATAGATTGGGACAATAATGTTTCGTGTGAATATTATCCCGGTGATGGAATATGTATAATGATAGACGAGCATGTTTGTTATGCTAATACATTCTTTGACTTGGTAGAAGAATCAGAAAACGATATGCTTGATAGGGGAACTTTTATGAGAAATTGTATTTGACATGGAAAGATATAGGATTGTGAAAGAAATAGGGTATAGCGGCTGTATTCCGATAGTCGTGTATTGCGTACAAGTCAGAAAAGACAAACGTCTTTCGTCTGAATGGGTGAATGTAAAGGGGTTTGATACCTATAGGAAAGCAAGAGAGTTGTTGCATGTTTTAAACGGTGATTGATATGAAAACAATTAAGATTTCAAATTTACAAGAAGGGGATTTGTTCATGTATAAAGACGTAATGTATGAAATTGTACATAAGGACAAATGGGAAACCTATTGTAAATATGTCAATGATAAAAGCCATTTAGGAGGATGGTTTTCAAGTGAATATCTTTATTGTAAATTTAGTAATTATACAAAAGTAGAGATTTAGATGCTATGAGTAAATATAGATACAGAGAAGTAAAGAATTATATCCACAACGAATTAAAGTTGACTAAAGAGGATATAAAGGAAATTATGATTCCAATCGTGAAAGAAGAAGTCAAACGTATCTTTCGTAACACCTACGGAAACGACGTTGATATAGAGAGGTGGGTTCGTTGTATGGTTTCCAACGAGATACAAAGACATGGTGATTACTCTATGATAAGGAATTTGTGCAGGGAGATAATTAAGGAAGAAATTGCCGATAGGTTGTCAATTGATATAAGTCTTAAAAAGAAAGTATGAATGTACTATATGTTCTCTTCGTAAGGAATGTGATGAATTTGAAAGAAAGTACAAAATACATTTGTGTAATATAATGAAGTGTTTTCGTTTCGTCAATCGTGGCAAAGTGGCTAATATTAAGACAGATAAGGAGGAATAAATGATGCACCAGTGTAATTATTGTTGTTGGTATAATGAAAGATACGGGAATTGCGATTGTCCGTATGTAATGAAGAAGTTGTCTTGTGATAAAGCTAAAAAGGAGAAAGAAAGGAGTGAGAAAGGAGTGAGAAATGAAATTAAAACATCCATTAGATTGGTATAACGAAAACACACCATCAGAAGATGAAGAATACGAAAAGGGATGTCTATCTATCGCCTTGATAGTAGCAATCATTTTCATTGCATTAACGGTTGTAATTTTATCTTACGAATTATGAAATCAAAACAAGTATTATCAATCGAACAAATGAAGCACTTGCAGGAGCTTGGATTAGATACAAGTGATGCAAGTATGTACTGGAAAAGGGTATCACATGGAAGCCGTATTGATGATAAATCAAAAGGTAAATGGTTTTTGAGTTTACAGAAGGAGTTTCAAACTTGCGGGTTTATGTCGTATGAAACACTTCCTGCTTATACCTTGCAGGACATTCTCGACAAGCTGCCGACACTTATAATTATAAGTTCCGATTTTTATAAGATTTGCATTGAACCGTCTTGTGGATATTGGGATATATATTACTATAAATCTGATGCTACAGAACTTATCTCGAAAAAGTCTGAAAATATTATTGATGTGGCTTACGATATGTTGTGTTGGTGTATTGAAAATGGATATATTAAAAAGGAGGGTGAATAATGGAAGCACATGTAATGAAACTTGAAAACAACTGTGTAATTGTTGACGAGGAATATTTTAACGAGATAAAGAAGAAGGCAGAATTTAACCAGGAAAGGGTAAACGAGATTGCTGAGGAAAGGTTCTTGAAATACGTCAAAGAAAGCGGTATCAAACTTTCCTATAAAGTAAACGGAATACCCTATATGTTCCATTATGATTTGTTGAATGAATTGAATTATGAAGAGAGGGGTTATCCGGAATCCGTGTCAGAAAGGGTGAAGCATACTATCGCAGACGATATAACCGAGGCTTTGAATGATAAGTTTAAAGGACTGAAAGACGAGGCTTTGAATTATGCGTTAAGCGAGTTTGACAAGCGGAAACACGGTTTGGAGGCTACTGCAAAAATATGGAAACATTTCGCATTAATCTTTATCATTACAACTATTGTTCTAACAATTAGACTATTTATACAGCTATGACCGAAGAATTTGTAACATTAGAGACAGCGAAGCTGCTGAAAGAGAAAGAGTTTGATGAATATTGCAAAGATATTATTAATCATAAGGGTATAATGATGGAAACCATATTTAGGACCAGTAAGGA